GTGAACTCAACTTGTGGTTTCTTAGTTGTGCCCCAGGCGTTATACTTCTTCTTACGACCATTCGCATATGTTCTCATATTACCATGTATCATCTGTCTCTCCCATTATTAATATAAAAGATATGGTCACCAATAGTACCGACTAATCTGTAGTGTCGATTCCAGTTAGGGTTCACATAGTCTGTGTGGTAGTGTGTCGCACCCTCGGTGATACCTCTAAACTTATCGTAGTATAGAATAGAGATAGCAACTTCTACTGCTTGCATCCACGCATTAGTCTGTGTTGCGTCGTCAGGTTTACCGTCACAATACCAACTAAACTGACATTTGTCACGTACTGGATTACCTTTCCAAGTCTGTGCTTCTTTCACTACACCACATATTGTATCAGGATATCGTTTGTCTGTCAATCTGTTTAGTACAACATCAGCAACAGCATATTGACCTGCAAGAGATTCGCCACGTGCTTCATGATAGACATTCAATGCAAGACATTCAGTTTCCAAATCATTAGCATTTACATCAGGTATAAGTAACAGTAAGAACAAAGGAAGATACTTCATTAGAACTCTCCCTTAGTGCCATGTTTTTCGTAGTAACGTGCTTCTGCTTTACGTTGTTCATCAAGACGTTTCAAGTTTGCTCGAAGTTTCTCTTCAGCATCTTTACGAGTACGAACATGTATGAATGCCGCTTCACGTGCTTCATCAATCATCATGATAAGTTCTTTAGGTTGAAAGCAAGTGAGAATAGGTTCACCCTTAGTTGCTTCACCTGTAGACAGAATAACTGGATAACCATTTTGTGCAAGAAGTTCAAGACATTCGTGATAGACACGAGTTGTGTTTTTGAAGTAAAGACCGCAGTCAGTAACATCATTCAAAAATAAATCGATAAGTTGTAATTTCATAGTATATAATCTCCCTCAAACAGTAAGTTCATTATACAAAAAACCCCTGAACTTGTCAAGGGTTTTTTTCATTTATTTTCAATTATTTTTAGTTGGGTATCAATATAATATCAAATGCCGCTGTGAAACGTGCATTGTTTGAACGTACCGTCGCACGTACATCAATATCAGACTTTGCAGGTATTGCCATAGGGACAGCAAAGTTATATGTGTATTGACCACCACCTGATACTTCGAATGTATGTCCAATACGAAATGCAGATTGACCTGCATAGCGAACAAACATATTACCAGTTGCATCTGCTCCTGATTGTATAGTACCTACGCCTTGCATTATATATGCAGTGTAACCTGCTGGCACTGTGTAGATTGCCATAAGTGTCTGTGACTTACCTGCTGTGATACGTAGAACTTCTGTACCACCACGACTGAATGACACATTCCCTACATTATCACCGTCTGTCATATAAGCACGATAAACACGTTTGAATATGGATGTGCCGTCTACTGTACCAGAACTTGATAGAGTGAACTCTTCACTGATTTCGTTATAGTCTGAATCAAGACCAATAACAACAACTGTCTTATTATTGTCAGACGCATTTGCTTGTGCCGCAACAAGAATACCTGCTGTGTCAAATGCAGACCATGGATATGTCGTATCACTTACGTCCCATATAGTACCAGTCTGGTTTTGAGACATTGCAGGTACTGCACCGAACTTGTGTATGTTAGATGCACGAGTAACACCACGTGCTATGTTTAGTGCTAAGTCGCCATCTATGTAATGTGAAATTGCCATTTTAGTTATCCGATAGTGGGTTGTCTAGTGCTTTCTGGAGTTTGTTTTCGAGTTCTTTCTCTAACTGCTCCATTGCCGCACGTAAGTCTTTTATTTCTGAGTCACTTCTGTCTTGTAGACGTTGTGCTCGGTTATCATAATCAGTTTGTAATCTGTCTCTCTTATTATCAAAAGAAGTTTGTGCTTCACGAATCATAAGACGTAATCTGTTTTCTAGTTCACGATTATCATCTTCGACTCTATCAACCTGTTCTTCCATAGAAATCAGGTCGTCTCGCAAACCGTTTTTAATATCACGAGTATAATCAACTGCGTCGTCTAACTTGCGTTCGATAGCAACATTACGTGCTTCAACTGCGTCAATATCCATAACTTCAAGTTTCTCTGCCATTTCTTGAAATGCTTTGTATGATTCGAATCCTGCATACATAGTACCCAAGATAGAACCAATCAATGCAAACGCACCCATGATAGTGGCAGGTGTCATCTTGATACCAAAAAGTCTAAACTCTTTGTTCTGTAGATTCTCGATACCTTCTTCAAGGTTCTCGGTAATCTCACCTAAATCTTTCTCTGACATTATTTATCATCTCCTTCAAATTGAAGTCTACGTAAGTTGGTTATTTCTTGTTGTAATTTCAAGACTTCTAATCTACGTCTTTCCATCTCAAGTTTAAAGAATGAGTTACAATCGATACGTTCTTTAGGTGCACCAATCGGTATCGTGATACGTGCATATACACCAATGTCTTTCATCATATCATTAGACGATGTAAACTCGTTTGGTAAACCAACATTACTTTGCATCGGGTCTTGTTGGTTTATTACACCAACTACACCAAACTCAAGATTCGTTGACGAACCTATTGCTTGTCTACAATCCATACTACCAGCACGAAACTGATCTGATGCATAACTCTGTGGTGATGTCGGTATATTTAAGTTAAGAGAACTGTTGTCTGCTCTTACTGTAAACGATAATAACATCAATGTCAATATAATATACTTCACAATATACTCACTTTATTTTAGAACATATCCTCGATGATAGAAAGGTAACACCCTTCTCACCTACTCTAGATTTCGACTGAGAACAAACGTACACGACTCTACGCTCATCTTTCTTACGAATGTACACATCCACACTCTTTCTTTCTAGATAAGAAACATGTACTATTTTACCTTCACCTACCGAAAACTTGATAGGTATCCAGTCTTTGTCATATACAGAAACTTCGTAATACTCTACGTCTTTTCTGTTGTTATAGAGATTCATCTTAGTAACCATAATGTTATTAAGAAAAGAATACTCTAACTTAGGATATGTCGGTGTCCATTCGTGGGCACTTGCGTACCCACTGAGGAGAACCATTAATAGTATTATTTTGCGATACATTCTGCTAGTACCGATGCACGATAGATACCACCAGGAAATGATTTCTCATATCCATAATCTGCTATCGAATCAATCTTAAACCATACTGAACCAGCAAGTGTTAAGTCAAACTCTGTGACATTATCCCATTCGATTTTGTTAGTCTCAAATGCCGCCATTTCTGAGTTAGATACTTCAGATACTTCTACCGCACCTGCCCAGTTTACCACATCATTCAATACTGGTGATGAAGTAAATGCGTTAGGATATGAAATCTGTGCTTTGTATGCATCCGCTTCAATAATATCGTAACGAACGATTGGAGTAACACCACCGTCTTGTGGATTAGTACTTAGTACGTTAGTAGTTGGTTGACCATATACTCCTGGCGTATCAGTAGTAATTACACATTTAGATGCAACATTACCAGTGATAGGTACTTCAGATTGTGCTAGTGCATTGAACGTCAAAAACATGGTTGACGCAATAAGTGCTTGCTTGAACATTTAGTTGTTCTCCTGTTTGTATTGTAAATTCACCATCTGCTCATGCTTTAATTGTTGTGCAAAACTAACACGTCTTGCTTTTTTGTTATCTGGTATTTCACCACCATCTAACGAAACTGTTTCTTCATACGTTGTAGTAGGTATTGTCTGTACAGTGTATGACTCTGGTACGATACTCAATGCAAGAAGTTGACTATGTTTTGCTGTGGCATCTGCTGTCAGTAGTGCTGAGTTAACACCACCAAGCGCAATCTCTAATCTTTCTTTTCTCTTCTGCATCATTGCTTTACGACGGTCACGTTCTTCGTCGTCACCATCGTCTGCTTCGACTTCTTTTCGTTCTTCGTTGTCTTCTATGAATCTATCATTCTGTTCATAGACTTCTGTCAAATCTGGTTCGTAAATATCGGGAATAGGGGGAACGTAACCAGGACAGTCAGTACGACTTTGAGGATCGAAACAAGGGTCATATCTGTAGTCGTAAGTGACTTGAGCATCTTCTATAGTGCCTTCGCCTTCTACTACAATAGAACCATCACCCCATCTGTCAATCAACACATCTGGTTGGGGAACAACTTTGAAGATTGCCTTTCCTGGTTTCTGTGACCAGTCGTCAACTTCTCTAAAAATATACTGACCTGGGTTTCGTGCATCTTCGTTCTGCACTGTCACTACCATATCAGCATCAGTATCTTTTACTGCGGTGTAACGATAGATAACGTTATTCACCTCTAGTCCTGCCTGTTGTGGCAGAACGTTTTGCATTACCCAGTTGTATCCAGCACTAGCGGCATTACCAGTAGTGCCGTTAACCACATCTGGTGGATTAGAGTAAGAGTAAGAGGAGTAACAAAGTACCAACGGCACCAGCACCCCAAGCAGTATCTTCTTCAACACTGTTCTTTTCCTTCTCTTCACCTTCTTTCGGTATTGTAGATGCATCTACTTCCCATGCAAGTTTTGCTTCGTCACCAATCAAACCATCTTTAGGGCATGGAGTACCTGCATTCCACATAGCATCAAATACACGTTTGTCTTGACACATTACGGATACTGCCGCAACCTTCATGCCCATATCATACATCGTCTTTGCATTCTTCAGTCGTTCACAATTCTCATCTGTTACTTGTGAACCCATCGAGATACCAAGTATCTGAGTCTGTACTGCACCTGCCACACCAAATGTACACAAGTCTGAGTTCGACGTATTGATAGTCGGACTAATTGCAGACGGTGGTGGTGACTTCAACGTAGTCGTCATATTACCATTGGTTGTCACTGTGCTTTCTGTTTTACTTTCAGTTTTAATTAAGTTCGGGTCAACTGCTTCTTCCTGTGCCTGTGCAACAGATATAGTTAGCATGACCGTCACTAAGACGATAGCATGAATATAGTTCATGTTCAATACCTCATTGTTTAAAAATAGTATACAAACCTATTTATACGAGATAGAAGTTTAAGATATGAATTATTTTGAGGGGGGAGCAGTTTAGACACGTGCTTAGGTGTATCGGTCCCAGGTAGTGGGACTATTCTGCTATTAAACCACGTTTCACAAGTTCACGATAGTTTTCAATCTTCTCTCGCTTCGGACCTTTCGGTGTTACCTTAGTACGAATATGAATGAAGTTTGCTTTATCTACATCTGGTTCGAACGAAGAGTAGTTCCACATTTGACCATTGAGATATACGCCATCGTCATTATGTTTCATACCACACTTGTGTGCTAAGGCATGCATAACACCTTCATCATGATATCTACGTGCGAATGATAATAGTATCTCATCTGTAAGTTGACTACGAAATGCCTGTCGTACTTCACGTGATAATCTAAAGACTGATCCACCAAAGTAGGGCGCATTCACACTACCAAGATTCGGGTATAGTCCAGCAAGATTCTTACGTAGACCCGTCTGAATAGAAGTGTGTCGACCAATACCAATGTCATCTGTAAAAATGTTTTGATTACAATTTACTGACACAAACATATCAGCATCAACCATAACAACATAATCATACTCATCATACTTCTCATCTAAGTAGATAAGTTTCTGACAAGGGTAATCCATCTTATGTGCAACGTCAGGACGATACACAACACCACGTAGAAACTCATACTCTGCACCTATCGATTCTGCATATGATTTAATAGATGCAGTAGATTTCTCTACGAGTTCGTTCATTGGACCTGCCCAATGCTGTAGTATAATGTTCTTCACTAGTCTTCCCATTGTGTTCTAAAAATATGATGTAGTAAATCAGCATAGTCAACTTGTGCTTCTTCGCCTGGATGACCATATGGTTTAATCTTATAACGCTTACCCACACTATACAAATCTTCATATCGACCAAGACCTACACGAGATGCATCTGGAAGTCTTGCGATAGTCTCTTCAACCCATTTTAACCATGGAGTCCAACCAGTATTACGATTACGTTTATGCATCTTGTCAAGTAGATTACGTAGCATCAGTTCATGAAAGATACCTTGTATTAACTTAATACCTTTTGCTTTACAGATAACTTCAAGTGCTTCCATATTCGCAAGTGTACGTATGATACCAGTACGTGTAGCGTCATAGTGTTCATACAAATCGTCTAGAGGTTTTCGTAGTTCTGGTTTTAAGTTGTTGACTCGTGCAGGAGATATCTGTGTCATACACTGAAAACGCTCCACTTTAATCTGTGACTCATATTCATCGGAATGATTCTCTGCGACTTCTTCACGTTGCCATGCAGACCATATCACAACCATATGAGTAGGATCTTCAGTATTAGGATCATTTAGATAATGCATTATATCACGAAATATCTTTTGATTACATCCACCACATGTTGCAAGATTGACATATGGCATATCAAGTTTCTCTGCAAGTAAATGTGTAAACGTCAAATGTTTATGCGAAGGTGGATCTGTATCATATCCTTCTAATTCATCTCCCCATACGAACGAACATCCGCTAGTCAGTAACATCTAATAACCTCTCATCTTTTATTATATCATAAAGCATATCTGCAAACTCTGTGTGTGCATTCTCACATACATGACCCATTGGTAGTATAGTATGATTGTGCGCACCTGTCTTGTATATATCTTTATAATAACCAAGACCAATCTTACACTCTGGACGTAACATTCCATACATCTCTTGTATACGTGCACGATAGTCATCAAACCCTTCAGTCTTCATAGACCTTAGAAAGATTGATACATGTCTCCATGAATCACGCCTTGTAGTACTGGTATTTTCAACTTATCACACAACCACTGAATGTGTGTCATGTAGGTAAGTGTATAGAATATCTGTGTCTGTGTAGTCAATACTTCTTTTGTATACAACTTTAAGATATCGGAACGTTCTTTTATCTCACCTGCTTCACGCAATTTCATACATTTTTTATGATGGTCAGGTATAATCTGATTCATATTAGATTCAGAGTGAATGAATATCTTACTATCAGATTCAAGAGTGAATGGTTCACATATCTCATAACGACCAAAGTTAGACCAGTTGATAACAAGTAAGTCAATCTCTTTACTTGTCGTCATAAGAAAGTCAAAGGTGCGACGGTAAATCTTCATGTTTGAAGAACCATTCGCACCTAAGTTTACGTACTTACGATTTAGTTTTTCTGCTAGTTTATGCGTGAACGTATGATGATGGTGCTGGTCAACCTCTTGTCGAGAACCTGGCAGTTCATCACCATACGTAAAACTATCACCGTTTGATAGTACTATCCCCATTAGATATCGTCTCGCTTTCGCGTTTCTTCGTAAGCACTATCAACTATAGTACCGTCATCAAATATAGCATTCCATAGTATTACAACAGGTATCCATATTGGTGCGGTCAATACTATAATAATAGTCTTTATCTTAGATTTCATGTTTCAAGCGTTCAATGTAGATAGTTGCATCCATCAACTCTTCTTGCAAGTGAGTTAACCAACCCATGAAGTCAATGTCAGTACGAGTAGTATTAGTACCATACTTCTCAAAACCAACACGTGCACGTTCTTCATACTTATCAATAACAGACTGTACATTAGGGTCAATCGATACAGATTTATGGTCTTCTACTGCACGTTCCATATCAAGAAACAACTCGACATCAGCAGTGTTATCAGGATCTAAACCAATGGCATTCATCTTACGAATACGTTCTTTCATACGTGAAAAGTATTCATCATTTCTCACGGTGTGATTGATTCTGTCAATCTCGTCGTAATATTCACTTCCTGGCATAATACTACTCCTTGAACAAATCTTCGTACAATGATTCTACAGTTTCATGTTCACCACGCACTTCATCAAGATTACGTTTGTGGAAGATAGTTGATAACTTCTTGAAGTACTTCTTCTCAACACCATACTTCTCGAACGTCACGTCAACGATGTCTTTCATCAGTTCACGTTCTGCTTCAATGCGTAACATACAATCAGACATTTCTTGTACTGCACTTACAACTGCTTTCTTTTCTGTAGGATTCAATGTAATCATATTATAAACTCGCTTTTAGTTCAGTAAACCCGCCAACATATTCTAGTTGACCTTCTTCATTCTCTTTAAAAATTTGTGGTACTGTACGGAACGGAATACCAGCAATCTCTTGTAACTGTGCTTTACCGGCACCGTCTAACTCACTTAGGTCGATATAATCAAAGTCAATTTCTTTAGACTCTAACAAACGTTTTGCTTGAATGCAATAACCACATCCTACGGTACTATAAATCGTATACTTACTCACTTTCAATCTCCTCAATTAACATATCACGTAAATGTCTTGCTTGTGCATCACGTGGATCATTTTCGCCATGTCCAACAAACTTATATGCTAGGGTAATACGTTCATCACCCGCATAGGCAGAATGCCAACAATGATTGTGCGGTTCATTTTCTGGTCCAAAATAATAGTGACGACATTGCCATCCTGGCACATCTTGAATTGTCACTATCTCGTCTTTCTCTTTATCATAATATCTGAAGTATCCGTTACCAGTCTTAGACCATGTAAATAATACTTGATATGCAGTTGCGTCATAGTTAGTATGCCAACCAACAAAACCGCCTGGTGCATAATATGATAATAGTGCTGAAGTGTGTGCACCAATCTCTGCGGCAAAGTCAAACTTAACTCTGTCCATGAAAGGTTTCCACTTATCATCTGCTCGAACCATTTTAGATATGGGTTGTGCCCAATGTCTGTCTGGTACACCAACTAGTGTATCACGTGATAAACACTCTGTCAAGTATTCTTCACCACAATAATACTCGCCCTTGGTCTTATCTTCTTCTGAACTGTATACGTTGTAGGCAGGATTGTCGTCATAGTTAGAAAAGAACTCATCAACGAAACTATTCAATGTTTCAAGAATTTCTTTATTTCTAATCGTAACTTCGCTCATTGTCTACTCCGTACTTTATGTGTTTATACCACAATCGTTCATGAAAATAATACATTGCAAACTTTAGAACTAAGTCTGCAAAGAATACTGCACCTATCGCTGTCATTGGTAGTCCAAAGAACAGCGCAATAGAGACGGTAGTTACCGACGCAACAATGCGCCAAGTAACTGCCTTTGCTAAGTGGCGTTTATATGATAATGCCACTGGTTGCTTCTAACCATGCTTTCTCGAATGAGTCATTCGTAGGTACTACAAACAATACGTCATTGAAAACAACATTAGGCGGATTCTCGATTGCAGACATACACACGCCACGACCGAAACCAATATCACCATCAGGTGACTTAACGATTAAACGAGGATTGTCAACATGTACATTCCCATCTTCAAACTTATCAAGACGACCGATGTATTCACCAACGGTTGTCATCACTGTTACTACTGTACCTTTATTCATCTTCTTGTTTCTCCTCTTTGAAACGTTTTAGTTCCCAAACCCCATTTGGTCTAGGTTCCCATGATAACACATCACCTACTGATAAGTCAAGTGCTTCCATCAATTCATCTGAAAATTCTAAACATAGTTCACCGTCTTCTTCAACGACGGGACATAAGAATCTGTTATAACTATCCATTATCTAGTGCCTCTGTTAGTTCAGGGAAATGACCTACAATGATTTCCCAACATCTCTTTGCAATGTCCATATGTTCTTTCTGAGTACCATTCGCCATGCGTAGTTCGCAATAGTGAATCCAAGAACGTAACGAACCTGCCATGTATAGTGTAGTCTCTGTAAGACCTTCGGGCAGTAACGCACGTGCTTGTTCTTTTGCGATACCCATCTTGAGTGCCGCTTTATACTCTTTCTCTGCCATCCAACGTACACGACCTTGTGCATGTAACCACTCATGATGAATGTCGTCATCAGAACCAACTTCAACTGAGTTCTGTCGGTTAGTCTCATCTTGAAGTCGTGCTTCACGTTCAACACCAATGTTCTCACTCACTGCATAACGTTGTGAGAATTCTTGAAATGAAAACGAACGGTGACGTAATATCTGACGTGAGATATCACGAGTTGTTTTGATTTCAAGTGTTAAGTGAACCATCTCAAATGGTGACCAATGCTTATGCTTAATCAAATACTTTAAGAGACGTGGTGCTGTCTCTGTGTTGTTCTGATTAGCAGGATTACTCACTCGTGCGGCATATGCTACTAAGTCACTTGCTGTGTGACAACCAGTTGCTTCGTTTGGTTTACTCAATGCTACTAAATTTACTTCCACTATTTATCTTCCTCATCCCATTCATCTTGTAGGTCTACTAATTTTTGTAAGTCCTGTCTTGTAACAATTTCAAGTGCGACAAGTGTTTCTGCCATGCCATTGACACCCTCTTGAAATCCTAACTTACGTCCAACATAATATGCAGTAGCAATGATACCTGCAAGTATCAGTGCCGCGTGCCATGGTTCTATTGGTAATTCTATCATACTTTCCATCCATCGAACTTCTCTGAGTTTACCCGTTGACCACTTGACGAGTTATCAAATGCGGGACCATTGTCTTCGTCTTTATTCAAAGGCGAATCGTTCTGGTCAACATCATAGAGACGCATCTTAGAACGGTCGACACCAACTACGAATCTCTGATATGCAGTAGGGTCGTTGTATCGGTTCTTCAACTGTTTGACCAGAATCTGACGATTGTTTGCCAACTCTTCGTTACTGATAAGTGCGAACATGAAGTCTGCGGTTGCGGGTAGTCCAAAAGATTCGGACGTATCTTCCAACCCAACATCTTCATTACCGTAACCCGAACGAGTCGTTTGTGTTGCTGACACGACCGGCACGTCGAATTCAACGGCAAGACCACGTAACTCTTCAGCAATCGACTTAATATACGTATATGAATTAATCGCACCGCCCATACTCTTCATTCTAGCAGAAGCACATATATTCAGATAATCAATGTAAATGATATCAGGAATAAAGTTCTTCTTGAGTTTCAGTTCATTCAACAAGGCACGGAAATGACTCGCATTTGCTTGACCTGTTGGATACTCTTTTACAACCAGTTTACCATTTGTCTTATGTGCAATGTTACGTACTTTCTCTGAGAACATATCTTTAGACAAGTGGTCTAATTGGTCGATAGGAACATTCAGTAAGTTTGCATCGATACGTTCTGCGATACGTTCTTCTGCCATCTCCATGGTGATATATAGAACATTCTTACCTTCTGTCAGATTAGCGCCAGCGGCATGACACATAAACAATGACTTACCCACACCAGTACCTGCAAGTGCAATGTTCAGTGACTTCTTAGGTAAACCACCCTTAGTGATACGATTGAAGTAATCTAAATCAAACGGAAGTTTCTCTTCTTCACGATGGTAGAAATCAAAACGTTCTTCTATATTCTCAAGATAATCGTGACCAATGTTAGTATCAAACGAGACACCAAGTGCTTTACTGAGTATATCAGGCAATGCATTCTTAGTTAACGTTTGATGCTTACCATCGATAACTTGAATAGACTCCATGATAGCATTGTATACTGCACGGTCTTGGCACCACTTCTCGGTGCGTTCAAGTAACCAGTCTAGGTTCTCATCTTGTTTTGTAAATATGTTTGGTAAGATTTCAACAGCATGTCTATACTGTTCATCGTTCAGTCGGTCGCCTTCATCGATTTCAATCTTGAATGCTTCCATAGTAGGGAGTTGATTGTACTTAGCAATGAACTTCGTAAACTCTTTGAATAGAGACTTGTAAGTACCCTCAAAATAATCAGGCACAAGAAAGGCGGCAACCTTTCTCGCAAACTGGTCATTAGTCAGTAGATTCCGAAGTATCGTCTGTTCTAATTGTATTTCCATTATCATCCTTCTTCTCGGTGCCGTACACCCAACCTTCACTGATTCCACGTTCAAGAACATCTTCCAATATCAGACCTGCAAAGTCTTGTAAGTCTGTATTGTTAGAATCTAAATCTGCATCGGGCGAACTCACCACTCTAAAATCAAAAGTTAAACAATCTCGTTCACCATCAAACTTGATTGTACCATAACGTAAAACGGATTCTGTAAACTCGCCACGCAGGATACGAATATCCCACGCCGCTTCATTGTTTACATATTCAACAGGTATCAACTCATAGTCGATACCCTCACTTGCTTTCTCGATATTAATCATCTGCAACTTCTACTATTGTATCAGGATCTACCACTGTTGGCAACCCAATTTTGAATTGTTTTGTCACAAACTCTTTGAAGTCTGTAAACTCAAGAATAGGATCCCAAAAGTCTGCGTTCAATGTATCTTTGAGTCGATACTTACCATCAATCAATTCGCCAGTCTCTTTGTCTACTTTCTGATACCAACCATTACTTGGTTTGATAACATATCCACCTGCCATAGCAACATCAAGTAAACCAGAATACTTCTGTACACCACCATCCCATGATACACCAATCGGAATCTTAGACTTCTCTTTTACATAACGAGACTTCTCGACATTGATTACGAAGTTGTAACCGACAATCTCTTGACCTTGTTTCTCTTGTTGACGACCAAGAATCCAGATGTTATCAGCAGAGTAATAGATACCTGTACCACCAGATACGACTGCTTTAGGGAACAAACCAATCTCTTGATATGTGTGATTGATTGCAAGTAATGGGATACTACGCATAGTCAAGTATGGTGTTGCCATACGGAATAGACCTTTCAATGCTTTGGCACGTGACATATCAGCAACAGACTTCTCATTCAATGCATCATCAAGTTCTTTCTTAGACGCAAGGTTACCGATAGAATCGATTACAATGATAACGTCATCGTCAGCACCAATCTCTTCAAGTTGACTGATTAAGTCAAACTTTAACTCTTCTACGTTCGCAATAGGGGTGTGGAGTACACGAGAAGTATCGATACCAAATTGTTCAAAGTATGACTGTGGTGAACCGAATTCACTATCATAGAATAAAAGTACTGCATCTTTCTTTGCCTCTAAGTATGCACCTGCCATGAGTAGTGCGAATGATGTTTTAAAATGTTTTGATGGACCTGCAAGAACTGTTAGACCGGGCGCAACACCACCATCCATCTCACCTGACAATGCAACATTTACCATGGGTACATTGGTCGGGACCATATCGTTTGTATTGAAGAACTTAGATTCAGAAAGTACCGAGACTTCTTTAATCTTAGAGTTCTTCTTGAGTTTATTCATAATACTCATTACTTATCTCCAAATTTTATATTATTAACTTTTTCACGTTCATCTAACTCATATATACTACGATATTTGTCATTGATTGTCAAGACATTTTCTAACAAACTGAATAGTGCATCACCGCGAGTTTCACTGAACTTGAGTAGTGCGGTTGTATCTTTAGGTAAACATGCACCACCAAAACCTTTCTTACGGTCTGGTCCAGGCACACGAGTATGACCAATACCAACACGGTCATCTTCACCAATCGCACGTGATACAACATTGTAAGAACAATCAAACGAACTCACTAGGTCTTTAAACTGGTTAAAGAAAGTAAGTTTAGTTGCCAAGAATGAATTGATACCATACTTAACAAACGATGCTTCACAACCAGACATACGATAGAAGTTAGTTGACGAACAGTTAGAGAAGAGTTCATACAGTTTAGCAAGTTCATCACACGCAGGTTCTGTACCACCAAGTACGTGGAACTTAGCATTAACAAAATCTTCACAAGCAGACTTCTCTGTCAAGAACTCTGGATTATATGCGAAACGGTCATAGTCTTCTGGTTGAATTGAGTTATAGATTCTATCTACAATGTCAGGAGTAATTGTTGATTTAACAACAACAAATGCATTCGTATGGTGCATAAGTTTTAGTACTGCATCTTCTACGATAGACGCATCAACAAAACCAGAATCACTCATAGGCGTAGGTGCACACACGAACACGACTTGTGGTTGGTCATCAATCAAGTCATCAATAGTAGTATCGTAGTTAGGATCTACCAAGAAGTGCTCAATCATATCATGCGTGAAAGCATACTCTACTGCTTTACCAACAAACCCATGACCAACAATACCCATCTTTAATGGGTTGTTGGGACTGATAGGTTGCGGTGTTGCTTCGCCCGTAGGTTGCTGTGGGACGAAATCATCAAAATTATCTGCCATTATTTTACTCCGTTGTATGCTTTATACCAATCATAGAAATTCTTAATACCAACACTTACGTCTGTCTTAGGAACATAACCAAGTGCTTCTAGTTTAGACGTATTTGACCACGTCTCTTTTGTGTCTGCTGGATGTTTAGGTGCAAGATTTTTAATTGCAGTAATCCCAACGTTCTTCTCAATCTCGTTAACAAAGTCCATCAACTCGACTTGTTTGCCACGACCAATATTGAATACTTCACCAGCGTCAATAGTATCATTATACAGTACTATTTCTATTCCGTCAAGTATATCTTCAACATATGTGAAATCTCTTTTCATATCACCGTAGTTGTAGATGGTAATCTCATTACCTGCAAGAATGTTCTTAGTGAAATCAAACAGTGCCATATCAGGACGACCCCACGGACCATAGACTGTAAAGAAACGTAAACCGATAGTATGTAGACCAGAAGAACCAAACTGACATTCATTTGCCCACTTAGTATAACCGTATGCGTTCATCTGCTTACCAGATTCATTACCCTCTGTCCAAGGCAGTTCTGAACCTGCATAGACACAAGACGTTGACGCATATACGATACGAGTCTTAGGTAAATGCATCTTACATAGGTCGATAAGGTTCTGAGTCGCATCTACATTGTTTGCATGATATGCTTTCTCGTTACCCATAGAGTCACGAACACCTGCAAGTGCGGCAAGATGAATGATATCTGTTGGTTGATGCGTAACTAAGAATGATTTCAGTTTTGATTCTTCACGCATATCTAGGCATGTAACATCAATATCAAAATGCTTACAACGGTCTTGTTTGAGTTGTGGATCATATAAGTGGTTGTTATAATTATCAAGACCAACAACGTCATGACCTTGATTACGTAAACGATTCATTAGTTGTGAACCAATAAACCCTGCGGCACCTGTTACTAAAAATTTTCTGTTCATGTTTCTATCCATTCCTGTAAATATATTCTAATGCTCTGTCTGCTTCAACAGTTAGTGGTCTATTATTATACCAATTTCCTGTCTCGTTGTCAAATTCTTTGCACATATTGGCAATCTCTTGTGCAGTGATAGGATACCCTTTCTTAACCGCATTGCCAGCAACTGCAACCATAATCTGATACATCTTAGTATACCAACCACTACCAGTAATTTGCTGATACTCTGCACCAAGTCTTCTCGGCCAGAACGGGCAGTCACGATAAGATGACCAATTGTAATCAGTGTTATTTAGGATTGATTTTCGATGCTCTATTACTGCTTTCTGCATCTCTGGTGGTAATCTATCAAAGAAAGAATTACCTGTCTTCTCAACATATGGATGCTTTGCAATCAACTCACTCACATTCAATGCATCACCGCTATTAGTGAAAAAGAATGACCACGCATTAGGATACTGAGCAGGTACATAATACATACGTGCTAAGTCTTTAGTCTGCGGATCACCAATCTCACCAAGTTCTGTGTTCAATGCGAACCAGAATGCTTTGATACGTTCGTTCTCTACTTGTTCATCAAGACGAAACACAATACGAAACTTTGGAAAGTTCTCTTCATCTTTGGAATGCGTAGGCGCACGTGAACTTGCTGTGCTGTATACAACATAGTCAAGATGACCAAAGTCTTCTCGTATTGCGTCTTCTAAATCGACAAGAGAAGTAGTAGGATAATTGTGGTCGTCCACATCAACGCAACACCAATTACCCCAATATAAAGTATTTTTATTAGAACGTGTCGTATCGGTCGCAAACATAGCAGGACTAATAAGAGGACTAGAATTTCTACCACCTTTCTCACCTTTCTGTTGTGATAACCCATGAAGTAATTCCACAAACTTGTCCCACGTTGGAAGTGAGACTCGTTTATGGGTCTTGTTGTCAAACTGATTTTTAAATATAGTAAGTTCGTAATTCATAGTAACCATCATAACAAATTAAAAGGCATATGTCAACCAAAGAAATCTTCTAATGACGCACGTGGTTCTGATTCCCAACCAACTGCATCTAGAATTGGTTCGAGCGGAGCAAGAAATGTTTTGTTAAACATCAAGTCGTAATCAATATAAGAATGTAGACCAAGTTCCTGTGGCAAGTTCAGAGGGAATGAAATGACATTCTCACCAACCTTGTTTGGTTGACGCAAGTAACAGAACTTAATCTTCTCGCCATTCTGTACGGTTGTGTACTTCTTGGTAAGAGATTCTTTCTTGATTGCGTTATTATATACCAACGCACCACGCACGTGAATAGGCGTACCTTTCTTGTATATCACCTTACGGTCAGACCACTTGGTCACTTCTGATACGCCACGAGGAAACGAAATGTCTTCGGGCGGTAAGTTCTTAAACTGGGACTTAAAGTCTGAAATGAACCGTTGTGTATCTAATTCGGTACCTTCTATGATGACCCGAAATACTTCTTTGAACTTATCACGCACGACTTGTGGAGTACTGGACTTGATTGCTTCAATACCCATCATCTTGAGTTTAGGTTCTTTGTACTGTACACCTTCGTTGTTGTGTACGTTCAGAATGTAACGCTTCTTGGCAGTCCAGATACCACGGTCAGCAATAACTTCTCGACCCATCTCCATACGGTTTGTGTATGCACCAGTAATAGATGCCATCTCATCATATGCTTTCTCAAGGACTTTCTCGAAATGTTCTGAACATATCTTATCAAGAAACTTTACCGGATTAGAAGGAGAAAACTTATTAACGAGATCCCCCATACGAATATAAACAGAATCGGTGTCAATTGCCACAACGTAGTCTTCATCTGTTTTAAGAAGTTTTTGCATTTCATTATTTACTGCTCTCTCTGCCCATTTGATTGCTAACTGACCAGCAAGTGTAATTGATTCTGCTACACGTTGGTCAAAGTAACGGAACCAACGATTACCTAGTGCACCATAAAGTGAGTTCATCAGAATCTTGATTGCCATCTGTTGGTTGTTTAGAGATGTTATTTTATATTCAAGTTCTTGACTTGGATTGTTCTGCATCTCTTGCTGTGCTTCAAGCATAGCATCTTTAATTACTCGACGTTCAGAATAATACTGTTCGATTATTGTAGGTACAACACCACGTCTCTTGTGAGTAAATGAAATACCAGTTGGTGCCAGTGAATAGTCATGCTCACTTACATCAACTTCACGATTCAAGAATGCATCGACCGACACATTATTATAGAATCCGTCAAGTACAGTCTCGGGAGACATATTGTATTGTACAATGATATTAGGATAGAGTGAGTTTAAATCGAACGAGGTAACCCACTCATGACTACCGACTTGTGGTTCTTTCACGTAACCGCCAGGATAGTCAGTCTTTGCTTTCTCTACACGTTGCGGTACTGCAATGTTTTTCTTGTTCAGCAAACGATATATGATAGAATCCCATATCGCTGTAGTACCTAGAGTATCGCCATAGTTCACACCTGCTTTGTATGCCATAGTCAAGATTAATGATATCAAATCAAGTTTCTCATCTAACTTGTGAACCAACTCAACGTCTTTGATGTTATAGTCAATAAACTTCTGGTGGTCTTCTTTGTATAGAGTATAGAGATTACCATGTTCTTCGTATGACAACTTACGTTCACCAAGTATGACGTGCGCAATGTGGTCAAGACGATATGACTCTTGTTGTGTGTATGTAAACTTCTTGAATATCTCCATGTAATCAAGGTGTTCAATACCTTCGATAATAAACTCTTGGTGCTTCTTACCCATGATAGTTTGATTACGTTCAGAGATACGACCCCACGGAGACATCTTCCTTGCTAACTTATCATCACCAGTAATCTTAGTCATACGATTGACCAGATATGGAATATCGAAGAATCGTGTGTTCCAACCAGTAATGATATCAGGACTGTGGTGCGACCAGTTGTCAACAAACTTAGTAAGTAAGTCTAACTCATTGTCGCACTTAATATATAAAACGTCGTCACGTGTCACTGAGTAGTCACCAAGACCCCATACCCAGTAGATTCCATCATTCATGCGTCGAGCAATAGAGATTACAGGATATGCCGCTTGTAGAGGTTCGGGGAAACCATCGTCAGACTGTACCTCGATATCGAAGTTTAGTACTTCAACCAGAGAACGGTCAAACTCAATCGTGTTAGGAAATTGCTCTGTGATATACTGAGCAACATAATTGGTGTTACCATAGGTCTTGAAGTTTGAAACGTGTTCATAACGTTTGGTGAACTCTGTCGCTTCTTTCATGTCATCGAACTGTATTGGTTCTACAGAAAGACCTTCGAGCGATTGCCAAGGAGTGCCTTTGTCGCCTTGCACAAAGAGTGTAGGTTTGAATGGCACTTTACGTGCTACTCTTTTGTCATTACTATAACCGCGATAGTAAAGATTGTTGCCGTATCGACATACGGATGTGTAAAATTCTTTGTTCATTCAATCACCTTATTCATCATTAACATACAGTATACTATAGTGGACTCCTTTTGTCAATCAATAACTTCGAAATAGGCATGTCTCTCCCATGGTTTTTCTTGCCAGTCATCTTTATATCCATGATGGTCTTGAGTCACACAAAGTCGTTTTGATATTACTTGTGTAGTGGGATTCTTCCATCTGTTCTCTTTTCTATTCGGGTCAGGTTCATTAAATGGTATCTCACATTTACGTCCAAAGTATAGCGTATCACAATGGTGATATGGATGTATACAAGTATTTGCATCACCTACTACACGAGGGAAGTTATTTGGTTCGAGATATCCTGTTGTGTATGTACGAAACAATCTTTGTAGTGTACAGTAAGGTCCGCAGTTGATTGGAAATCTACGACGAAATCCCTGAGGCACTCCGTCTGTAAGTAGACCATACATCCAACCTGCCGCATGAGGATGTATTGTGTAACATCCCATAAACAAACCAATATTAGCATACATTGTATCATGCAATTCAATATATTCAATCAGTTCACAAAACAAGTCAAAGTGTTCTGGTATCATGAAAGAGTCATGTTCTAATACCAGAATACGTTCATCTGATTCAGATGCAATGCGTAGTAAATCCCAGTGAGAACACATTCCTGCTTTCTCTGTAGGCGAATGGTCGTCTGGTCTGTGTCCGCTCATATCAGCACCCATCAATGAGGGTGCCCATGAATATTTGTCTACATGTTCTTGAAAGTCTTCACTGTCTGGAGTAATTGCGTCATATGTTATTATGTCCGAAATAATACCAGCAGATATAAGAGGTTCAAAAGATTCACGTGAGATACGTGCATACTCTTCTGAACGTTCATCGCCTTTCATTACAATCTGATAGACTTTCATTACGGTTTGAAACCCCATTCACTCTGAGGTAGATTAACTATCTTGTGGTGCGTTTTCGCATCAAGGTTATCTGCACCTGCAAACTGTACGTGTACAAACTTAGTGGATGCATTTCTCCAGTCACATAAGTAACGTTCTTCTTTGTCTACTGTACGTGCGAAGTGAATGTATGAGTTCCATCCATTATCCATGTACTGTACGTCAAATTTGTGTATAAACATCATAGCATGAAGATATGGTTGGTCGCAAGTATAAAACGAATCTAATCCTTTTGTTCTGCATATGTTAACATATACATCAGGGTCTAACCATTCATTACGTGCCTTAACACGTGCTTGTTTTGAATACAATACCATACCAGTATTAAAGACTTCGACAAGACCATCATCTGTACGTGGTACTTCAGTGTCCCATAATTCTTTTATCAACGATGCCCATTTCTCATCTTGTTTAGATGTAATGCGACCCTTTGTGATTGTACGAATACGTGGTTGTTCTGGTTCTGTACAGATACCAATCTCACCAGTAAACTCATCAAAGATATTCTGTGTCAGACCTTCTAATGGGAATACATCTGTATCTACGAATAAGATGTTATCGTATTTGTCAAATGATTCATCAAAGATAGGTTTGAATGCACCGTAGTGCGGAGTGTAACCACCAAAGTTATAACCGAAGTGATTCTTTAGAAACTGAGGGTTCTCTTCGAAGATGTATTCTGCACCTATGCGTTCTGCATATGCTTTCATTGCATCTACACCTGCACGACAAGATTCACGAACTGGACCATCCCAGTATTGATAGATTAGATTCATATTATATTCCAGTAAAAAGAGGGACCGAAGTCCCTCATGATTTAAAACAGTGGCGTGAGGGTGATAATGATAGTTGCTACCGTCATTACACTTGCCACTAACATACCAAACGTATCAAGTTTACTATGTTTGCTGTTGCACTTTCTCATTTGTAGTTTCCTCGTTTTGATTGATTTTAATCTTACGAGGTCGCTTCTCTTCGGGCAGAACTACCTTCAATTTAATTGACAGGATGCCGTCCCTATGCGAAGCACCATCTACATGTACATATTCGCTTAAACGAAATTGTCTCTTAAACGGTTTCTGAGAAATTCCTTGATGTATATAGTCTCGTCCTCTCTTATCGTGAGATGCCGAAACCGTTAGAGTTCTTTCGTGTTGTTGTATCTCCAGTTCATCTTCTGCGAAACCCGCACACGCAACTTCAATCAAGTAGTTTTCTTTGTCTACTTTCACAATGTTGTGAGGTGGGTAATTGTCGTTGGCACTTCTACCAATGAAGTCTAGTTCATTGAAAAGGTGTTCGAATCCAACAAAAGATTGGCGTGGAAATAAAGATTTTGCGTTTGTCATTGTAGTTTTCTCCTAATGTTTTAGCAAGATTGTGTACACCCGACTATCGGCATGTACGTTACTATATATACGAATTTGTCGTATAATTTAAAAATAAATTG